GCTAATGACGAGCCCATGGACATGACCAGAGGAGGCGCCGCTGCCATTCAGCTCGACGCCGATCACGGCGCCGTACTGTTCGGTGCTCCAGGTTCCCGCCGTCAGCTCCAGAATGTTCAGGAGCCCGGTGATGTAGCCTGCCCCACCACCGCTCAACTCGAAGTAGTTGTACTGACCCACCCAGCTTCCGGAGCTGACCGCCGTGGCATATTCGAGTCCAATGAAGGCAGCGTGACTGTCGGCCTTCACTTGGCCGCCCGCATAGGCGATGCTCACTCCAGCATCGACCTCGAAGAACGTCACGACGTGCGCCGTCTTGATGTATGCATGATCGAACGGGTAGCTCGTCGCATGCCCGAGGTCGATGGACGAGTCCTGCGGGAAAACCGCATCTCCGGTGATCTTGAGCGTCCAGGTCTGGGTAGTAGACGAGGACTTCACGGTCTTGATCGCCCACCACGAATCGCGATTCGTGCCAGACCACGTGCTCCCGGTCTGCGCGTACAAGGCCGCGCCTACCCCATACGAGGTCCCGTCGTACCCGAATAGCTCGAAGGTCCCCTGCGCGCCGCTTCCTACTGCGGTCTCAGCGCCGAGACTGCCATTGGCAAGATAGTGCCGAACGTAGGACGCACTGCCGCCGTAGGCGTAGAAACGCACCAGGCTAGCGCCGGATCCAGGGTTGATGGTTAGGTAGCCCTCGACCGTCAGGGCGCCTGTCGTCACCGCGCCAGTGATGTCCACGGTTGAGGTGAAGGTCGCAGCGCCGCTGACGTCTAGTGTGTCAGTGAGGATTACCGGCCCGTCGAACGTGATCGTCCCGTCGAACGTCACATCGCCAAGGAATCGGGCGAAGCCATTGACCACGAGGCCGCCAGGAATGTAGCGCGACACCGGGGCCTCCGTGACTTCGGAGGTGCCGCCGTTGTTGTAGACCCACCCGAGAGGAAAGTCGGTCTGGTAATTCCAGCTCTCAGTGTCCCGCACGACGACTTGAGGACTTCCGGCATTGTACTCGACGCCCACGTACTTCGTATTGCCGATCGACGGTGCCGTGAGGCCCGTGGCGGCGGCCCAATCGAAGAAGTAGAGATCGGTGGTATCGTCGGCGGCGGCGCGAATCGACCCGGAACCGGCCGTGACATCGATACCAGCCGTCACGCCCTCGCCGCCGTATTCACCATCATAGAGGTAGAGATCGTCGATGTGCCAGTACGCCGTGTTGTATTGGCCGCCGACCCACACATAGCGGTAGCCGGTGCCCCAGTAAAACTCGTAGGGATTCGAGCCCGTCCAGCTCCAGGTGCCGAGGTCTACATGGTTCGCGCCGCTGGGATCCTCATAGGAGAGGTCACAGTAGAGTGTGGTGCCGACTTTGCGAGTCCAGAAGATGACGCGCTTCTGCGCGCCGTCGGTCCAGGCGACATCCGTGAGGCTGCTGTCGTCCTCGACTGGTACGCGAAAGGTCGAGGATCCGATGGCGGTTGTCAGCGTGAACGTCACGAGATTCGTGCCGCTCCGCCTGATCTGGAGGTCACAGCCACCGGCGGCGTTGTAGATGTACGCGGCGCCGGTGTTTGACTGACTCTTGACCTGGATTCTGCCGGTCGTGCCGCTCGAGGGCGACGTCGCTAGGAACGCGCAGGTGATGCCGCCAGCGTCCGACGTCGGCACCATCTCGTTCGAGGCGTAGTTACCGTGGTTGCTCGTGCTCGTGTAGCGCAGCGTGTTGCTGTAGATCGCCTGGACACCAGAGATGCCGTTATTCCAGGTGCCGAGGCCGCTGTCGGCCGTATGGGTGTAAAGGTTCGTGGCGTCGGAGGCGGTGAAGGTGTCGTAGCCCATCGTGGACGGCACGACTCCGGCGGTAATCGCACCCCCTGTGATCCAGCCGACCGAGTGGTAGAGGTTACGGCCCTCCTGGATTGTTTTGAACGCCGGTGTTCCGATCGTGAGATAATCCGGCAGATCGCCCAGGATCGGGTGCTGACTGACCCAGCCGGTCCCGGGGCGATACATCCAGATTTCCAGGTTGCTGACGCCGTTGTCTACCAGGACGATGTTCGGCTGGCCGTACAGCGGCGCACTCTCGGGCACGGCTGGGCGGATCCGCATGCTGATGCCAGCCATCGGGAGGCCCCCATACTGGATGCGCTCGAACAGCGCCGAGACCTCCTGCTGCATCGCCGGGAAACTATCGGCGGTGAGCCGGACGCCTCCGAACGGGACGCCTGCGACGACTTGCGGCATCTATTCCACTCCCACCACGCTCGATGCGGCGATAGTGAATGGGCGATCTGCGAGCGACAGCCCCAACAGCTCGACCCGGCCGTACCAGTCTATCAGCTCGATTTCGACCTGGATCCACGTGCAGCGACGGGCGACCGGGATCTCGTACTCCACGATCTCGCGTACGGGCAGCACGGGCGCTTGCGCGCCGAAGCTGAATGCGGTCAGTCGTTCGTTGAAGTCAATGATCGGGGTGATCGTGACGATGAACCCGGCGAAGTGTTCAAACTTTGCGTAGATCCGGCGGATCAGAGTCGCACCACTGTCCCCTGCCGGGGCGAACGGCTGGGTTCTGAGCAGCAGCGGAGAGGGAGTGCCTGCCCCACTGATGGGGGCCTTCGCGTACGAGGTATCAGTCTGCTTCCCGTACGTGGCATCCGCCAAGTACCACAGCTCCGCCCCGGCAGTCGGCGTCGTGAGATCCCCGATTTGGCACGCCAGCACGTGTTCGCTCACTGGGCAATCTCCGGCGTGATCGGGAACGGCGTACACTGAGTCTCGGTCGAGTACGTCTGCGTCACCCGGTTGTATTCCGCGAGCCAGTAATATCGGGCCGTGCCGCATGGCCGCAGGACTGGATCATCGACGCGACCGACCTTCGGATCCCCTGCGACCTGATAGTAGGCATTTGCGAACGTACTGGTATGATGCGTGAGTACCCGCATCTCGATGTCCGATCCGGCAATGCGCGGCGTCCAGGTCAGTCGGATCTTTGCGTACCAGGCATTCTTGTACCAGACCGTGCCGATCTGAAGGACCTCGGCGTTGCTCGGCTGGACCGGCACATCGACGTCCGTCGTCGTGAACAGATCGAGTGACTCGACGTAGCTGTCCACCTGACCATTCCGGACCTGGCGCACCCTGACATCGTAGGACGTCAATGGGATCAGGCCGGTCAGAGTGTACGTGTACGTCGCGGCGCCCGTTTTCATCGGCGTGGCTGGCACCCAGGTGCTTGTCCCGTTCTCGCGATACTGCACCTCGAAGTAGGTGTCCGGGCTCGTATCGCCCGGCGTCCAGGTGATCTTTGCGGTGATGCCAGTGATGTCGGATGCCGCGATGTTCGACAGCGTGCCACTTGGGCCAGGCAGCTCGATGCCAGGTCCACGAGCGATTCCGAGCGCCCAGATCTGCCCTGGAATCGAGCTGGGGATGAAGGTGTTGCGCCCATAATCCCAGGCCAGGACCTCGGTGTGGTAGTCGTCCTGGACGACATTCCCGTCGTCGTCCAGCTTGCGTCGGATGGACCAGAGCACGCGCCGGTTCTTCGAGTCGTGCGCTCCCGATGCTGTCGAGAGATCGAGGTACTGGAGGAAGCGTCGGGTGATTTTGTCCTTCGTCAACTCCTCTACCTTCTGCCCCTGGATTGAGATGGCCGGACCGACGTCAGACATCCAGACTGCCGCGTGCCCGAGCGCCACCATGCCGCGCGTCGAGATCGGTCCGAAGACATCGCCGATCGGCTGGTAGTAGAATTGAGAGCTGTAGTCGCCGTCGAGCCGGAAGATTTCGCTCGTCTTCCCAATGATCGTGTACGGTCCGGACATCGCGCAGGCAATGATCGGCACCTCCCCCGAACCCACGATTGCGAACCCAGCACTGGTTTCATCGAGATCCGGCACCCATGTCGTCGGCTCGCCGTATTTGCAGTAGCGCAGGAAGTGCGGCTGGTCCGGATCGTCCTCGTGGTAGTATCCCCAACCAAAGATTGTGGCCCCACGGTGCTTCGAGATGCCCCGGAACCGGAGTGCCGCCGCCGCTCCGGCCCCGGTGTTCAGGTCGTAGGTCGGCGTCGTCACCGAGCCGCCCGCGAGCGGATTGTAGTAGCTGAATCCGACGCGCGAGGCGACAGGATCCTGGGCATACTCGCACCAGTAGAGCTTGCCATACATCTCGAACCCGGTGATCTGCGGGGGCAGCGCCGAGCTGTAGTCGTACGCCTTCAGCGTGCGTGCGATCGAGAGGTCCTCGTAGAGATGGTGCAGGAATAGATCGGTGCCCGTCTTGTCGTACGAGAACGCCACGGCAGCGCCAGGATACGCGAGGTTGCCCTGGGCCTCGAAGGGGAAGACGCCAACAGCCGCATGGTTCTCCTGGGCCGAACCGTTGACGCCCGTCGCGGCTAGCAACCAATCGGTCTGCTGCGCCACGAGCCCGCGCCCCGACAGGATCCCATTGCGGAGTCGGGCGGACTCACCGGCATCGTACCCTTCGGGCGCGGCATCGCTCTGCTCGCCCATCAGGAACAGCGGGATCGGCACCCGGCGCCAGCGGCGCGGCATTAGGAGATGCTCCGGACATAGGCCAGGAACAGCCCGCGTGCGACGTCCGCCTCCTGCGCGAGCTTCTGCAATTCATCCGCCGGGACGTCCCCGGACTTCAGGGCGAAGTAGTGCGCGAGCATGGCGATCAGCACCTCGTCGCCCACGTGGCTCGGCCACTTCGAGGTCGTTTCATCGGTCGGATCGGTGCCCCCGAGGTAGTGCCCGCGATCGCTCAGCCCGTCGATCACGGGCGTATACCGCGCGGTGATCGCCTCGCCGTCCACGGGATCGCCGGTCCGGCCAGGCGTGTAGACGTCCAGCCCGTCGAGGTACAAGGCTGGCGGCAGCTCGGCCCGGCCACGCATCAGCGCCGACTTGACGGTCAACGCAATCCGTTGACCGCTCGCATCCTCGAACGCTGGCGGCCAGCAGAAGGCCGCTGAGAGGGTGTCCGTACCGCCGGTGAGCGACAGCGCCTCGGTGATCTCGAAATAGTTGTTCCGCTCGACGTTCGCGAGCGCCACGGGCTGGGATGCCTGAATGTAGAGCTGAGGGACGTACCGATTCAGGAGCCGGTAGAATTCCTCGTCGTTCTGCGCCAGGTCGCTGCGGCCCATGTCGAATACGAGCAAGCGTTCGATCACCCCATCGATGATCTGCTCGACCGTCGTCGTCATTTCGCCACCCAGCCGGTGTTACCCGAGCCGGACTCCTTCACGTATAGTGTGGTGTCCGTGCCGCCATCGGTCCGCAGGAACAGATCTCCCACGGCACCAGTGACCGCACCTTCGGGCGTTCCCGTGCCCCAGAAGATGCGCGGCGCATCACCCTCACTCGTGCTGTACGGCATCTGAATCTGGGCCGGGCTCTCATTCGCCGGGCGGCCCGGGAACCCGGTGTCCGCCGTCGGATCGTACGCCATTATCGTGCCCTCCGGACCTGCACAGTCTTGGCAGGTCGATAGGTATGCCGCGCCTGCACCTGGGCGCGTTGCCGCGCGTCTTGCGCGAGCTGGGCGAGGTATTCCACGTAATTCGGCCCCACCTGGGGTTCCTTCATTCCCAGCTCCCGCATGCCCATGAAGGCCGCCAGGGCACGTTCCATCCAGGCGTCGAATGCATCTGGCAGCGTGAATGTCTGCTCAGCCCAGGCCCCCTCGAGCGTGAACCGCTCTGGCTTCGGGACGTACACCACCGTCACGTCGGTCACGCTATCCCACATTGACGGCCCAGGATCGTTCGGCGTCGTCGTGATCGGCACCAGGCGTCCGCCGTTGACGATGGCAAAGAGTGTCAGGTGCGGTGTCGTGGACCACGAACGAATCGGGAAATCGTTCTGGGTCACGTACTGGATTGGCATGATGTCGCCACGGTTCATCTGGGCGTACATGTGGATCAACTTCAGGATCGGTGATGGCAGCACGAACCCAGCACTGTAGGGATCGACCGCGATGGCCGTGGGCCCGGTGTAGCCGAAGCCGTTCTCGATGATGACGTCGTAGCCATCACCTGCGGTGGCGATGCTGTAGGGACTCCCGTTCTCGTCCACTCCGACGAGCACGTTCGCGATCGTGTCGGCAACCGTTCGAGCCTCCGACACAAGATCGGTGAGAGGCGAGACCAGCTCGATCAGCATTTCGTCCTGGAGTGTCGAGAGCTGCTCGAGCAGTGCCAGGTTCTCGTGCCGCTCCTCGGTGAAGCCCGGATGCTGCACCCGAGCCCGGCGCACGATCTCGGCGACTGTGGTCACGGCGTACCTCCGTAGCGCCAGGCATAGTCTGGCGGCTTCTGCGGCTTCGCGACATCGACCCGTAGGGCGTCAGCGGCCATGCGGGTATCCACAGGCTTCGGCATCGCGACCTTCTTTTTCGGTTCCGGCTTGACGAACATGTACTCGGTCTTGCCCTCGCGCTCGAGCATCCGGTCGATCGCCTGGAGCATCCCACGCACATCCTTGATGTCTCGCCTGCCCAGGTGGTAGTCCTCGAGCAGGCGGGCTTGCGTGCGGAGCAGGTCCGCCAGATAGGGGTCCTGCTCCGGTCGTGGACCAGTCACGACGCCCTCAGTCGATTGCGGCCAGCGCGCGTCACCCGAACCTTCTTGCGCTTCGGGGGCTTCCCCGTCGCCAGGGCCTGCCCCGTCTTCGATTGGGCGATGCGCGCGGCCTTTCCCTTCGACATGCCCTCCTCCCGGAGGGCCGTGTAGACCTTATGTACCTTCGTCCCCTTCGGCATTGGGTCGTCCTATTCCGTAGGCCGCCAACCGTTTCTTGATCGGCAACCGCCCGCCGTCGGAACGATTGTACTCGTCCTCGGCGACCTCGTTCAGACGGGCCGTAGCAGCGGCTTCGCCACGTTGCGCGAGCGGTCCGAGCCGTCGAATTTCCTCCACTAACGCCCCGTAGGTATGCGGCAGCGTTTCCGGGACCGGCGGCGGCGGGACCTCCGCCTGTCGCAGCTCCTCGGGTTCCGTGAACGCCTTCCCCAGCTTCGGGGCAATCACCGGCAGGTCGTCATCATCCTCGACTTCGCGCGCGACCTCGGCTGCCTGGAGCCTCCGCACCGTTTCGCGCACGTCTGCTGGCACGATCGGATCGGGAGTCTCGGGCGTGCTCTCCTCCTCTGCGTCTTGCAGCGCCGGTCCGTATTTCATCTTCCTCGCATCCTTGCCACGATACGAGTTGAGATCGACGTTACGCGGATTCGCGAGCTTCCCCGTGTCCGGGTCTCGCCATCTGTTCCCTGTCGGTTCCGGCATGATCGCGCTCCTTTGGGGGCTTCAGCCCGAGCGTTTGGATGTGACGGCGGTCCCGGAAGATCAGTGCCCAGTCCTCGATCGCACCTTGACGATACTGGTCGATCACTTTGGCACGAAACTCCGGGTTCTCGTCAAACTCGTCGGTTGCTTCATTCTGGGCGGCCCGATCGAGGGCCAGCAATTCTTCCCGGAAACTCAGCTCACTCTCCCGCAGCTCGAGGAAGAATCGATCCGAGCCGAAGGCGGGTACGACAGTCGGCGTACCACTGGCGCCGGGTACGATGATCGTGATGTCGGGGAATTGCCCGACAGTCCAGAGTCCTCGCATCATCTGACGCGAATACTCGAAATCCCACTGGTGCTTCCGCTTCCGATCCTCTGGCCAGCGACTCATGCGGGCCAGGCGAGCCTCACCAGCGACCCGTCGAGCCTGATCGCTCGGGTTCTGGGGCCGGATCTCGTACAGCTCCCAGAGCGCAGGACGGGCACCGTGTAGCCTCCCGTCCACGATGATACCAGGGCTGGCCGGAAACCAGGCCAGGCGGTAGTGCGGGCTCAGGTCATAGAGTCGCTGCAAGATGGACTCCTCCGGGGGCCGATGCCCCCGGAGGTCCAGAATCATCGCTTGCAGGTGCTGTGGTAGGTCGTGGACCTCCACGCAGTCCTCCAAGGTTTAGGCCACAGTCTCGTCGATCCCATCCGCGAAGACGTTCTGCTGCGGACTGGAGCAACCGAATTCCATCTCCGTGCGCCCGTAGGCGTACCAGGCGTCCTTGATCCCCTGGCCGACGGCGACCTGCTTCCAGATCGCGCCCGTCAGGTCGTCCCACTCGAACCCTGACAGGTGATAGCGCCACAGCGTCGAGGTGTCGAGGCCGTACACGCGCCCCGGGATCATCTTGGGGAAGGCCCGCAGGTTCACCGACTTGTCGCCATAGTAGACCTGGATGCCCTTGGTCCCCATCTTCTGATTCGCCGGGCCGGTGGCGGCACCGTACCCGAGCTGCTTCTGCACCTCCACGAACGCATTGCGAAACGCCGCGTTCGACATGATGAAGGTGCTGACCATCCCGCCACCCAGCTCCTCGGCATCGTCCATCATCCGGAGGAACAGGATCTCGGCGGCCGCGCCCGAGTACGGAGCGGCGTCCGCATCGACGTACTGCGCCTTCCACTCGTCGTAGTCGGTCCGGGAGATGTTCTGGAGCGTGTCCAGGATCGTCCCGTCGTCCACGAGGCCCGCGAGGCCCATCATCTCGACCTCGACCCCGTTGATCGGCGCGTTGTTCCCGAGGTCATCGCCTCGGAACAGGTAGTCGTTCTGCGCCCACCCGAGGGCGGACACATCCCGATCGAACGTGATGAGGCCGCCGCCAGCGTTGCCAGACTTGCTCAGCGACATCACCATCGCGCTCTGGCCGTTCGAGCGGAGGGCCGACCCGTCGGGGTTCGGGCCCGCGACCAGCGTCATGCCACGCCGGATCCCGGGAGCCCAGCCCTTGATGTCATACGCCAGCCCGTACGGGGCATCGATGCCGACCGTGGCATCCGGGGCGGCGTCGTCGATCCGGCAGATGATGCCGGACCCGAAGCCGATCGCCTGCCGATCGAGGTCCGCCTGCAAGCCTCGCTCGGTCTTCGTCAGCTCGACCTCGGCCCAGTCGGCGAACGCGGCCTTCGACTTCACCGCATTGGCCATGACGTTCCGGGTCATCTGGGCGACGGCCAGGTTCTTCTTGAGATAGACCCGACCGTTCACGAACGTCGGGTTGCCCGGAATGGGCAGGAAACCGTCCTCGCTCCGTGCGCCGATGCCTTCGTTGTAGCCGAACATGTGCGCCAACTCGATGTGCTTGCCCTGGGGCCCTTCCTTCACATTCGAGTTTTGCTGGAACAGGTCGAGGACCTTCGAGTGCAACACGACACCATCGAACAGCGGGTCCTGAAAGACCTGCTTCAACATGGCATCGGCCGCAGCAGTGTTCCACGTGGTCATTGGTTACTCCCTGTGCACTACCCTTCGCGAAGGCGGCGAGCCGCCTCCGCCACGTTACGCGCGCCCTTGACCTTGCCGAACGGCTTGCCCTTGGCGCGCGGCGAGCTGTCCCGGCCACTCACCTTCCGGTGCTTGGCCTGGCGCGACTCGCGCTCCTTGAACAGCAAGCCAAGGTCGCCAGCGTCCTGCGCCTTGGCCTTTCGCCCGTTGGTTCCAGTGAGGTAGCGTTGCGCCAACGGCTGGATGATTAGGATGATGTCCCGGTTTCCCGGAAAACCATTCTGCCCAGACTTGCGGCGCTGCTCGACCGCGCGGGAAACTCGCTGCGCGGCCGCACTGGCGAAGTCGGCCATCTCGTCCTGATCCAGCCGGAGCTGTTGGCCAACGGTACGAATCGAAGCGGCGACATCCGATGCAAACTGGCGCTGCACGGTCTGCGACTGGTAATTCCGCACCCCGGATTCGATCGAGGATTTGGCTTTCATTCGGGCCAGCTCGGCCTTGTCTGCCAAAGTCTCGGGATCGGCGGCGCCAGAGAGAACCGGGTTCTTCGAGGCCAACTCCCGCGCCTCGACCGGGTGCATCTGGATCCACTGCTTCACGAACGCTTCTCCGACACGCTTCGGCTTCTCAGCCTCGCTATCGTAGAAGTCCAGCATCAGCATCGTGGCGACCGGCTCGTGCTGCATAAACTCTGCGGCCGATTGATACTGCCGGGCCTCCATGAGCTGACCTTCCGTGGCGTCGAGCCGCTCAGAGCGGTTGATGTGCGCCTTCAGAAGATCGTAGTGCTCCTGCGGGAGGTTTTCGATCGTCAGCGCCGTGTTGCCACGCTTCGGATCGCCCTTGGCTACGGGCGGGATGAACAGGTCCCGCCCGGCCTTTTCATCCTTCTGCTCGTCGGCTTCCTCCTCCTCCTGCTCCTCGGAAGCCTCCTCCTCGGAGGACTCGTCCTGTTCCGCGCCCTCCTCCTCGAGCATGGTGTCCAGCTCGCGATCGATCGCGCCCTCCTCCTGTTCGGCAGGCTCGTCCTGATCCTCCGTGTCGGCGTCGGGCTCGTCCTGATCCTCCGTGTCAGCGGATGCTTTACGTTGCGATCCGCGCAGGGCGTTCGCGGCCGACCGAAGCGGCGACTCGCCGGATTCGACGCCACGGGTGATCTGGCCCGCCAGATCGCTCAGATCCAGCTCGGGCTCGAGATCCGCCAGCCCAGCATGGGGATCGGTGATTCGGTCCGCCACAACGACCTCCTAGCGGCCTAGAGCCGCTCGCAGAAGACCGTTACCATCGCGGTGCCGCCCGCCGTACTCTTGGCGGAGAGGACCCGCAACCGATCGCCGGTCTTGAAGTAGTTGGCGCCGGTGGCTGCCGCGAGATCGCGGACGCCAGCGGCGGACGATGCGGCGAACGACAGCGCCGCGCCCGTGACGGCCGTGACTGTGCCGTCCGGGGTGATGAGTGACGGGGTGACGGTGCCCGCATCCGTACCCGCGAGCCCTTCCGCCACGCTGGCATCCAGCGCGATGACCCGACCATCGAACGGCAGGGCGATGTCGCACTGCAAGGCGCCGGTCGCCTCGAACGAGCTGGGAACGGTGAACACCTGGACATCGTACCCAGCGTGCTCACGCAGGTCCACCACGGCGTCGATGTCCGTGGTGTCGTTCGTGATCTTCGCGATCATCTCGGAGTTGGCCGGGATGTCGGTGCCGATGCGGGGCTTCAGCCCCCCAGCGGTGACGCCGTACTGCGCGATCGCGCCACTGGTTCCATCGACGTACACGTAGGTGTCCTCGCCAGTGACACACGTGATCGTGTCGGCGGCGATGACGTACTCCTCGAACGCCTGCGCGTTGCCCCGCTTCACGCGGACGACTCCACCCAGGTAATCCCAGTCCAGCCCGGAAGCGGGGATCGGTCCCTCGAGCCCGCACAGCACGCCATTGCCGCGTAGGCCAAGCTGGGCGTCGAGATGTTTGCCTCGAAACATGGTGCACTCCTTCGGTTATTGCCCCTCGTTGTCCAGCGGGGTCGGCCCGCTGGGCTTACGCCAGTTGGATCGAAGCACGACGCGGGTCGGCCGCGCCCGGAGCTGTCGCGCCGGGAAGCGGTGGCTCTCCGCCACCTGCCCCCATCGCGGCCGCTTCGTCCTCTGGTTCCTCCTCCTGCTCCTCGAGGCCGCCAGGTCCGGCCATCTGGGCCATCTGGCCCGCCATCATCATCTGGTGGAACATCAGGTGAGTACGGAACAGTTCCTGGCGCTGCGGGTCGAGATCCCGGAAGGCGACCGTCTGCATGTACTCGAGATGTACCGCCATGTGCAGGGCGTGGTCATGCTCGGGTAGGACGGGGCTCAGTTGGCCCACGAGCAGCTCCACATGCTCCTGCTGTGCCATGGCATACGCTGGCCCGCCGCCCCCGGGGCGAATGGCCCGGTTCACGTCGGGGTAATTCAGGACTCGCAGGGCCGCATCCGGCGCGATCAGTTGCGCGCCAACGAGGGCGATGACCCGATTCTGCCGTTCCTGGCGGCTCTCGAGTACCTGAGATTCTGGGTTGGGATACACATTGACGCGCCCGCGAAACATCTCGGGCTGCACCATGATAAACTCCGGAGCCTGGTCCTGGCCTGCGAGCGACAACAACCGCTCGTCCTCCATGCAGGAGGACATGATCCCGGCCATCTTCTCAGCGACCATCGACCAGATGTAGCTGTGGTAGCGAACCGTTGCCCCCCAGACCCGATCGGTGTCGAAGCGGACCTCCCGCTGAAGCTCGCCGGAGGCATCCTGCGTGACGGGCAAACCTTCCGAGCCGAATGGCTGAGACCCCAGCATCTGCATCCAGGACTGGAGTCGATCCGTCATCTCGATCGAGCCGCGCGGCAGACCTGGCGCGTCGAATCGCTTGAAGGGCTCCCCAACGCTGAAGTTGGCCGCGACGTATGAGCCGGGGATCTGGAGCTTCGCGATCTGTTCATCGTCCAGCGCGTTCTCGTTGTAGAACGTGATCGGCTGCTCGTGGAAGTCGGCAGAGTCGAGCGAGCCATGCATTCGGCGATTGAACGCCCGCTGGATCGGGTTGAGGATCTCGAGGTCCCCGGCGCCCTCGTTCCGCCACGGCACCGGGATCGCATCGAACGCATCGAAGGGAATGATGGCATGTTCGTGCTTCTGGTCTACCCAGAACGGGTTCGTGTCGTCGTACAGAACCGTCCGTTCCTTACAGACCAGGATCAGGCGGCCCCGGGACTGCGTGGGATGGCCAGGCAACTCGGGCCGCCAGTGCTCGTACAGCTCGACGTACCCCTTCAGGACCTCCCCCTGCACCGAGCCCAGCCCGTGCGTGTAGATCGCATGGTCTGGCATTCCGTAGTTGGCCCCGTAGGCCAGCTTCAAGCCCAGGTCGTCGTCGGTCGAGATCTCGTCGGGTTCGACACGCACGTTGAAGCGCCGCTCGATTTCCTCGACCGGAGCGAGGTACTTGTGTGTGTACCAGGGCTTCTCCCAGAACATCTCCGGGCCATGCGGGACGATCAGCGACGTAGGCGTAATCACGTCGAACGCCATGTCCCCGATACGCGACGTGTAGGGATCGCCGAAGCGTGGGTCGCCATCAGGGTCCATGATGGGCTGGCCGTCGGCATCCCGTACGACGTTGGGCTCGAACCCGCCCTGCGCGTTCTTCGTCCACGGAGCGTCTTGAATCGTCCGCTCGGTCATGATGCCAGACTGCTGAAGCTGCTGGAAGATCGCTGGGCCCCGAAACTCCTGGATCGGCCCACGGTCCGGATCCCAGCGCAGCTTCGTCACAGCCCGCGCCGCTGCGATGACCCATCCGTACAGATGGAACATCTTCTGTGGCATCGCCATCTGGTTCCACTCGTAGCGCCAAATGGGATCCATGACCCGTGCCATTACGCTGTCCTTGTAGTCTGCCGTGGCAGGCATGAACGTCACCATCGGCAGGTTCTCGGTCAGCTTGGCGAGCGTCAGCTTGTAGTAGTGCTGGAGCCAGTTGAACACCGGGGCCTGGCGCCACCGTTCGTCGGGCGATAGGAACCATCGAGACAGATCCACGCTCTCGCCCAAGGTCTCGATGAAGTAGTCGTACTGTGCGCCCGAGAGCATCCGGACGTTCTCCTCGACCTGACGCCACCACGCACGGTTCGCATCCTCCCACCGTCCCCAGCATGACTCTTTGACGAACGCCACGATCTCCTCGGGGTCCGCGAGTTGGTCCTGGGGCAGTGCCCGCGCCTGCTCAGAATCGATCGACCACCCCGGCGGCTTCAGGGCATACAGTTGGGAGCGGTTCGAGGCGGCCATTAGACGCGCGCCTGACGGCCCCACAGCCGGACGAGCCCCTGGCTCCCGGCGCCCGTCGCCTTGATTTGGAACCAGTAGAATTGGTAGTAGGCCAGGGCGATCTCGACCTCCTGGGTGGCGCCTGCGGCGACCGCTGCCGACGCGACGACCTCCACCTTGTCGGCATCCAGCGCATTCGGATCGTTCGAGCCGAGTACCTGGACATCGATGCTGTTCGCTCCGGTGTTCTTGAAGACCGCAGAAATCGGCCCCGAGGTCTTCGCCAGGAACCGCTCGGTGACGTCGCCAGGACCGATGCCCGACAGTGCCACGTTCGCCCAGGCGTCGGTGCTGGCCTGGTCGTGAGGCCGCGACTCAAATGTGTAGGTGTCCATCGCTAATTCCTCTCCTTACGGCGCCAGCGAAAGCGCGAGACCGAGTAGTACGGCGTATCGAACAGGGGCGATACGTGGACGACATTGGAGGGCGCGGAGTCCCCGTTCGCGTTCCGCGCCTTGACGTAGTACCAGTAGGTCCCGGTGACGAAGGGGCCGGGATCGTCCCACAGCTCGACATCGGCCAGCGTCGTGTCGTACTCGACGAAGGGCCCGGAGTTGCCCTCGCGCCGGAAGATGACGAACGCGGTCTCGTCGGCACTGTTGTCCTGCCACTGTAGGCGCACGAACAGACCTGGCTGCACGACAGCCGTGAGGTTTGTCGGCGCCACCGGAGGCGCCGCGCCGTATAGGTCCACCCACCAGCGCCCCGACAACACGAGGAGGCTGTCGGCCGAACCGAAGCTGCCATCGGCCTCCGGGTATTGGAAGCCAAGGACCCCTCGGCGTTCGTTCACCGAGTCCCACGTCACGTGAGCTTCTCCAGCGTCGTCGTCGTGCCATCATCGGTATGCGTACCCGTGGCGATAGTCGCATCGTCGGCCACGTTCCTTTGGCTTTCCACTCCCGTAGTCTTGTTGAACGTCCGTTTCGCGAGCTGGTTCCGCATGGCGATCCATCCCAGGAGCGCCTCGAACGTCGCCGACCCGACGGCCGGTGCGCCGCCGGGCTCGGCGATCACCTTCGCGAAGATGCCCGCGACGATCTCGGCAACCGCATCGTCGTTCAACGCCACTGCGTCGATCACGTCGGTCTGGATCTGGCCCACCGTCACCGGATCGTTCACTGCCGTCACGGCTTCCCCGAAGCTCCCGGCAACAAGATGATCCGCCCGCAGCGCATCCCAGAGTGCCGCTGCATCGGCATTGATGAT